CTCCAGTAAGCGCAAACACAGGTGCATTGTCTGGTACACCGGCAATCACTTCTGCAAACGTAATCGACATTATCAAAAACGTAAAGAACAAGATTCCAGCGGCTTTGAAAGGTATGACTGATGTTGTTGTGATGGTTGGTTACGATGTTTACGACTTGTACGTTGATGCCGGTGTTGCAGCTAACTTGTTTCACTACAACTACAATGACAATAGCAACTACGGTGGTTTGACCATCCCTGGTACTGGTATTAAGTTGGAAGCGGTACACGGTTTGGATGGTACTGGCGATATTTTCGCTACACGCGTTAGCAACCTTGTAATGGCAGTTGACATCGAGAACGAAGAGAACAACTACAAAATGTGGTACAGCGATGATCAGCAAATTGTAAAGTATGTTGCAAAGTGGAAGCTGGGTGTTAACGTAGCATTCACAAACGAAGTGGTTCAGTTCTTGGGTACAATATCCTAAGTAAATTTATAAACTAAAAAGGCGGTTTTATAGCCGCCTTTTTTAAAAATTAATATTATGCCTTGTGTATTAAATTCAGGATACGTTATTGATTGCCGCGATTCAGTAGGCGGTGTGGAAGTAATATACGTTATTGAAAACAGCGCGTTGTATGACGCATCTGGAAACAGTCGCGTTGTAGATGCAAGCGGCACGGTTACCGGTATGACAAAAGCAACCGGCAAAAGGTTTTGGAAAATTGAGGTTCCACGTGCAACCGCAAACACTGGCAACAGCGGCACGGGTTCACAAGAGAACGGTACTTTCTTTTACACGCACCAGGTTGTATTGCCTTTGAACAAAAGGGATGCAAACACTCGCAACCTTGTAACCACTTTGGCGAAAAACAGATTAACTTTTGTTACCAAAGAAATGGATGGCACCTACAGAATGTTTGGCAAGGAGTTCGGTTTGTTACTCGACACATCGGAAGGTGGAAGCGGAACAGCGGCAGGCGATCGTAACGGGTATCTGTTAACCTTTACAAGCGTTGAGCGTGAGGACTTCTTAGTAGTATCGGGAGCAGTTGCAGCAGCACTTGAAACCCCAGGAACTTAAAAGCATTTACAAAGTAAATAAAATTGAACCCCGACCGATGAAAAGTCGGGGTTTTTAAATTATGCTAACTTTACAAAAAGGACAGACGCAGCAAATCATTTACACCGGCACCGAATTAGCGTTGTTGACTAACCCTTATTTTCTTTTTGTATGTACCAACAATGTTACAGAAAATATAGTTAAATTTGTTGCAACCAATACAAGTACAACGGCACGTTTTGACATTTCAACAATTACGGTAAACACATACTTTGCCGATGAGGATGCTGGCCTTTGGAGTTATCAAATATTCGAGCAGGCTTCATCATCAAACACAAACCAAACGGGATTGAATATGGTTGAGGAAGGGTACCTAAAATTGAATGATGTTGCCGATGCAGCCGATGCGGTTTATGATGGCCAAGATAATACCTTTAAAACTTTCTCATGAGCAACAAATATAAATTCATAGAGTTAAAATTCGACCAAGCACAACAGCCTAAGTTTACCGAAAACAAGGCAAAAGGTTTTGTTGAGTTTGGTTTGCTCAATAACTATCCCGAATACATTTTAAGCCTGTTTAACGAATCCCCAAAGCACGGTGCAATAGTACGCGGCAAAGCCGGCTACATATTAGGCAAAGGTTTTGCTGACGATGCAGGCGATGTAAAGGCAAATGAGCAGGGCGAAACGTGGAACGAGATTGCAGAAAAGGCAATACTTGACGATGAAATCCACGCGGGTTATTATTTGCAAATTGTTTACAATAAATTGGGCAAAGTTGCCAGCGTTTTTCACATACCTTTTAAGAATTGCCGAATGAGCATTTGCGGGGCAAAGGTTTATGTAAAAAAGAATTGGAACGACAACAAAGAAAAGCCGCGCGAATATCCGGTATTTGATCCCGCAAAGCCAACCGAAACACAGATCTTCGTTTATAAACAATACAACCCACAAGCGGAATATTATCCTATTCCCGTTTATCAACAAGCGTTGAACTACATCGAAAGTGATGTACAAATAGGCCGCCACATTTTAGGCAATGCAAACCAAGGGTTTGTTGGTAGCACGTTGGTAAATTTAAACAACGGCAACCCGCCCGATGAAGATGCAAAGGAAGAGATTGAAAAGGCGGTATTAAAGAAGTTTACGGGTGCCGATGGCAGGCGCGTTGTTATAATGTTCAACAACAGCAAAGAAAATAGTGCTGACATTGTACCATTAGGACAGTCCATTTTAACGAAGGAAGATTTTACAAACATCAATAATTTAGTTCAGCAAGAAATTTTTGCCGGCCATCAAATTACATCGCCATCATTATTCGGAATAAAGACCGAGGGGCAGTTGGGCAGCCGCGGCGAAATTAGAGATGCGTACGAAATCTTTAACAACACCTATGCAGCAAAAAGGCAAATGGTACACGATAGTAACTTTACATGGTTAAAGTCGTACACATCGCAGCCGGTTGTTATGAAGTTGGTACCAGTTGAGCCGTTAGGGTTTGAATTTAGCGAGGCCATTGTTTCACAGAATTTGAGCAAAGATGAAATCCGTGAATTGATGGGTAGGGAATCGGGCGAGGAAACTACCAAAACGGCGGCGCAAATTATAAACGAAAATATTAACGCCCTTTCTCCAGCTGTAGCGGCTAAGGTATTAGAAGCAATGAGTGCCGATGAAATAAGAAGTTTAGCGGGGTTGGTTCCAGCGGGTGGCGTTGTTGGTACTATGCCAGCACCGGCCGAAGCAGAAGCGCAACTAAATAGCAACCTCGTTAATTTAAGCGGCCGCCAACAACAGCAACTTATGCGGATTGTACGTTTGTTCTCACAGGGCAAACTAACCAAACAACAGGCTGCTATACAATTACAAGCGTTTGGGTTTACCGATGACCAAATCAATCAATATTTAGGCTTAGATGACGATCCAACAACAGACGACCAAAAATTCAGTTCGCAAACAGAAGATGAAGTTTTGTTGGCAGAATTTGCCGCGTGTGGTTGTGATGTAAACGATTATGAGGTTGTGCATAGTGAGCCGGCAACGGAAGCCATGTACTTTGCCGAACAAGTTGATTTAACGCAATTACAGGCGAATGTGATGGACTTAATCAGTAAAGACAAACGTATAACGCCAGATGTCTTAGCCGATGTATTAGGCGTGGAATTGCGCAGTGTGAATGCTGTATTGAAAGCCATCGAGAAAGCGGGTTTAATATCCGTATCAACACAGCAAGAAGGCGCGGACACAATTATCGAAAGAAAATTAGTACAACCCTTATCAAAGATTACCGACCAAAAGCCATCGGTTACACAGGTGTTAGTGCGCTATTCGTACGAAGGGCCACAAGATGACAGAAACCGTTCGTTTTGTGCGCGACTTTTAGAACTGAATAAAATATACAGCCGCGTTGATATTGAAACAATAAGCAAGCGTTTAGGGTATTCGGTTTGGGATAGGCGCGGCGGTTGGTTTACATTACCAAACGGAGAACACAGACCGTTTTGCAGACACACATGGAAAGCTAACATCGTAATTAGAAAAAAATGAGTAACAACGTATTATTCGTAACGGAAAAAACTTTAAAGGCGCGCCTACCTATGTCGGCTGCAATAGATTTTACAGCCGTTAAACCGTTTATTAAGTTAGCACAGGATCAACAAGTGCAGCCTATTTTGGGCAGCGGTTTGTACCTACGTTTGCAAGAGGGAATTGTAGCAAACAATTTGAACACCGATGAAGTAGATTTGTTGAACGATTACGTAACTGATACTATCATTTGGTTTACTATGGCCATGCTACCCATTGGCATGGGTTACCAACTTTTTAGCAAAGGGTTTTTGCAAAAGACAGCGGAGGAAAGCAATTCGCCAAACCGTGCGGACTTAGAACTACTTGAGGAACGCTATAAAAAGCATGGCGAATATTATGCAACCCGCATGATTAAATACCTGCAAGAAAACTACCAAAAGCATTACACTTATTTAAACCCTGGCAGCGGTGTTGATGTAATCTTTCCGGTAACAAGAGCTTACACTTCGCCAATATTTTTAGGGCGTTATTTCAAACCCGAAGATGGCAAACAATACGGCAACGGTGGCGGCGATGCAAACCCATTGCCAATATACTACACAGCGGCGGAGGGCATAAGCACGTTTACAATTACGCAATTAATAGGTCGTGTTGTGTTGGCTGCAACCCGTTCGGGTTTGGGCAAAGTTGTAACTACTTCGCCAACATCAAACCCCGATTACATTCAAATTGTTAGCGGTGTTGTTACATTGCCTACGGGGGATGTGGTTGGTGTAGGTGGCGAAAACTTTATATTCTTATACAGATAATTTATGCAGAAACGAACGTACAAAAAAGAGTACATGGAGGCTGTTAAAAAGAAAACAAATGACGTACAACGAAGTAAAGAAAACAATCGGGGATGTGTTGGAATCACATCGAATGTTGCAGACGGTAAAGATGGTAAGACCGCAGGAGTGGTTAAACCGTACAAGTGATGCACTGTTTCCCGCTGCGTTCTACTTCATAAACAACGGCACTATTAACAAAGGACACGATAACGATTACAGTATTGTGTTTTGGTTTCTTGACAAAAGCGGTCAAGAGTATAAATTTGAATCCGATGTTGTCAGCGATATGTTAGGCGTTGCAACCGACATTATCAATTTGCTAAACGTAGGCAATAACCCGTACATTATTGATGAAAGCATAACCTACAATGTAACAACCGACCAATATGAGGACTACCTTGCAGGGGTTACATTTACACTTAATTTAAAAACATTCTCAACATTTACAGCATGCGACGCTCCCACTACTTAGTAATAATTTTATTACTTATTGCTCAAACATCATTTGGTCAAATTTATCAAAACATGGCTCAGCCTGGCTATAAGTTTAGCCGTGCGCGTTTTGATTCAGTGTTATCCATTCCTATTGGTTTGGGCAACTTAAAGAACATCAGCGGCGGTCAAGATACGGGGCAAATAAGATTTAATAAAAGCGATTCATCGGTTTACGTTTGGAACGGTCGCGGGTGGATTAAAGCGGGCGGCGGTACTATACCAACACTGACACAGGTATTAGAATCGGCAGCGGGTGCGAATGAGGCGGGGGCAAACCAAATAAAAGATTTATCGGCTGGTACATCGACAAACGATGCAGCCACATTTGGGCAATTAATAGACACAGCCAATTTAAGATTAAGGCTAAGCGACACCGCCACAATGTTAAGCAACTACGCAAAGACGGCGGCGGTTGCATTAAAACTAAACATATCAGATACGGCCACAATGTTAGCACCTTACACAAGGGTTACCGTTTCATCCTACGGCAAAAACGCTGGTCGAGATAGCACAATACTTTTACTTAGCAACGGCACACGCTACGCTGCAAAGGATAGTGTAGGGGGTGGGGGTGCGAGTGGATGGAGTTTGACGGGTAACGCTTCAGCGGTTACAGACTTCTTAGGTACTACCAATAACCGCACAATGAGGTTTAGGACTAACAATGTTGAAAGGATGACAATTGATTCAACTGGTAAGGTTGTTATTGGGACTTCTACTGCAATAAATACAGATGGTGCATTTATTCATACGGCCAACAATAATTCAAAAGCCTTTAGTATTGCACAAAACGGAGCCGGAACATTTTTTGAAGTGGGTAATTCAAACGGTAATTTTTTAAAAATAAACGCTACGGGAAATATTGGTATAAATCAAACCACTGATGGAGGTTATAAATTAGATGTTACCGGTACTACACGTTTTGCTGGAAATTCACTTGTTGCAAATCCAATAAATGCTAATAATGAATTGAAATTACAAATTAGTGCATCAAATAGAATAAACTTTTTAAGTTTTGCAAATTCAGACAACACAACCCAAGGGAGTATTTTAGGAACGGGTAGCGCTCTATCTTACGGCACATATTTAGGCAATCAAATTAATATTTTAGGCGGCTCAGGTGGCGTTGCTTTAAGAACTAATAATGCTTCAAATATTAGATTTTACGGTACTAATAGTGATCTAGATTTATCAACAGTACAGCTACAAATGTTTTCAGCTACGGGTAATGTACACTTTCAAAATGGCGGCACTTATACAGACGTACCATCTGCAAGAATAGCAGTTAATTCTACTACCCAAGGCGTTCTATTCCCACGAATGACAACCACACAACGCAATGCAATATCATCGCCAGCAACGGGGTTAAACGTGTATAATACAACGCTATCAACTAACGATGTAAAGACAGCAGCAGCATGGTATCAGCAGCCTAACGGTTTAAGTGGTTCGGGTACATTAGACTTTGCAAGTACATCGGCATTTTCATCTACAGATTTAACTGTAGCAATTACAGGTGCAGCCGTTGGAGATATTGTAATGTTAGGCACTCCCGTACAAGATGCTAACAGCACATTTACAGCTTTTGTAAGTGCAGCAGATACGGTTACAATTAGGATGAATAATTATTCTGCTTTAGCAATAAATCCAGCAAGTGGAACATTTAAAGTTTACGTTATTAAAAATTAAAACTATGGCATACGTTCAACTAACAACATCAGAAATTGAAATCGAAATACCTTCGATAGAAATCAGTTCAACCGTTATCAGACGGAAAGCAAAACTGTTCAGTTTAATTTACAACAAAGGCAGCAAAGAAGTATCTATTGCGTGGACTGTTCAGCACTACGCTGCAACCACATCGGACGGTTACGGTCAATATTTAGATTTTATTCCCGATTGGAGTAAGACCAGCGTTGCGGATAACACCACTATGTGCGATGTTACTACTGGCTTTCCGATTGGCATGATTGAGGTAGGGCAAGATGAGGACGGTGACCCTGTGTTTGATTACGACCCTGCAATTAATTATACAGGGCAGTATGATTTCTTTTGCCATTTAGCAGAAACACAACCCGTAATGATTCACGCAATGATTATCGCTTTTGGCAACAAAGTTGAATCATGGGAAAAGCAGTAATTGTATTACTTGCAGTTATTTTATCACTACAATGCACAGCGCAAAAGTGGTACAGCATAACAAAGAATGATGCTGCGATTATTGCGCTTGGTGCGGTAAGTGGTGCAGCCGATGGAGTGAATCAAAACCTTGCTCATTGGCGGTGGGGCGTTGGTAAACAATTTTGGGATGTAAAGACATCCTGGAAAAACAAATATAAAGACTTTGACAATGGCAATACGGATGCTGCATTCTTTGGTAGTAAAACAATATTTGTAGCGTTCACAGATGGATACCATTTAACGCGAATGATAGACAGAAGTGCAATGTTGTTATCGGTGGGAATCAGTGCAGGGGAATTGAAACAATACGCAAAAAAAGACCGTTGGAAGATAGTCGCAAAAAAGGCGTTATTGTCGGGAATAAGCAACAGGAT